TTTTTTGGAACACCCACTTAGTACCATTTACAGAAAAAACCTCTTCTATACCCCTAAAATCAATCGATAGCGTATCTGTGTGTTTGTGGCTTAGAATGTAATCAGTTCCATCACATCGTATGAAAACAAAAGACAATTCGTTATCATTAGGATGTCTATCCCAATCAATCCACATAGGATACCAATATGAAGTTTTATTGGAAATATTTTGTTTTAAAATTTGTAACTCGTTTAGTGTCTCTACAATAATCATGTTACAAATATATAAAAAAAATCACAAATTTCCAAATAGAAAAAATAATTATCTACCTTGCCCTCTATATTTCTTTGGTTTCTCCTGATATTTTGAGTATGCTTTCTTAGCTACTCTAGTTCTTTTTTTACCAAATGAAATTTTTTGAGATGCAACTGCATTAACTTTACCTTTTGCCATATACAATTTGTTTACTTTCCACAATAAATATAATTTTATTTTTCAAAAATTATTTTTTGTGAAATTGTAAAAGGTTTGGTAAGTAAAATTTAAGTGATTTCATATCGGAAGATACAAATCTTATAGATTTCTCATTTGCAATCTTAGCATCGGAAGAATTTCCACTTATTTTCCAATCTATTTTTGCTGTCCTGAAAAATGGAGTTGATTTATATTTCACAAAAAATGTTTTATCAACTTCATATATGTATGAGTTTTCATCATTTACTTTTTGAACAAAATATCTAACAATATATCCCCTTTTATAATCTTCATCTTTTGGTGAAGGTGCAAAAGTTTTTATATTAGGAACTATAAGTTCTGCCAAATTATTTACAATTTTGCTATATTTACTTATTTCTATCATTATTGTATTTGTCTATAATCTCCTGTTATTGTAGTTTTCCACACCATACCCTCAATTGAATGTTCGATTTCAGTTACTTGAAATACACCACTTTTTGAATACTTTTTTGGTATTCCTTTTATTTTAAACACATCACCTCTACGAATACCGCTATTACCCAATATCGTAAATGAATATTTTATTGGCAATGGATGCGATAAGCTAGGATTTGCATTTTCATTGGAATTATTATTATCTTTATATTTTAAAACAAATTGTTCGTTTCTAAGTTTATCAAAATATTCAGTATCTTTAAAGCAATATATAGAAAAATTTTCTCTAATTATATCTATATTATTTTGTTCAACAGCATTTCTCAAATCATCATCAATTTCTTTTATGTTTACTTTAGGTACAATATCCAATTGATTTAAAAAAGAAGTTACTTTTGATTGTTTTTCAGCATTTCTAGCATCTATATTCTCTTGTTCCAGTTCTCTAAGTCTTTGTATATCTACACTCGTAGAGTTAAAATATCCATTCCAAGTTGTCTTACCATTTCCATCCACTACTTTTATAAGTTTATTATCGGATGAATAATATGCAATACTACCCGGTGGTATAGATTTGTATGCATCACCATCATTTCTAGTTTTAGAATATGATATCAATGAATTTGCCTTTTCTGATAATTTTTCATATTCCGATTTTTCAACTACGTTAGAATTTTCATTATTAGTTTGAGTAGAACTTTCCCTATCAGTCAAAAACAAATCTTTTTTAGAATTGAAATATGAATAAGTATTTACCGATGTTATGGGTTCTTCAGGACCAGATACGGATGCCAGTCTACTATTAACTATTAATCCTGTTAATTCTGCGGGAATTGATATTTCTAATGAGGAATCTAAAAATGAACTCCCATCTCCATTGTGTTTAAATTCTTTCACATCTTTAAATGAAAAAGGAAGTTGACTTCCCCAGTTCTCATCAATAACTGTGATTACGATATCACCGATTTTAGAATCAGAGTTAGATGTAGTTTCAACTTCACCCTCCACTATTTGAAAATTCCAAAAACTATTGGCTGCGGATGATATCTCATTTAATATATCTATATATATTTCTCTAATATTTTTATTACTTTGTTGTATTTTACTCAAAAAAACTTCAAAATTTACAAAAAGATATTTAAGATACCCATAATAATTAGCTTTTTCTTTTAATCCAAATGCATCCAAATTGGTATTTACTAAAAAATTATCCAATTCACTATCAGGAATAATAGGTTCTTTACCAACATTAGAAACAGTTAAAAAACCATTACTAGATTGAGTAACACTTTCAGTTTGTAAAAAGTATTGAAAAAAATCAGGAACTTTTGTAGGTATAATCAATTTATTCGGATTTGTAGAAAACATAAAAGGAAATCCACCAATAAAACAATTTGATATGTCTATATTAAATTTTACTTTTTTCCCACCAATATCAAAATAATCTTCACTACCAATCGCATTTATTATATCAGTAGCCAAATCCATACGAATATATCTATTTTGAGAATATAATAATTCTTTTTTTATTTCACCAATACCTCTAACATCAACTATAGAATTATCACCAAAAGAAAGCATTGCCCAAAATCCCAAATCATATTTACTCGCAATTTCTTTACTTATTTTTTTATCAAAATTTATAAATTGTTTTTCAGATACTTTTTTATCTTCTAATAATTTTTTTACAGTTTCGGTTTTCCTAAATGCAGGTAATTCATTAAACATTTGACCGAATTTTCTAATTAATGGATTATCTTCTTGTAATAATTGCTCTTCTCTGTAACCATCAATTGATTTATCTTTATTTATTACCGTTCCATTTTCAATTTTACTTAAATTTTTATGAGATTGCAAATAAGTTGGTAGTGATGGTGTTCCTCTAAGAGTTACAGTAATACTAAAATTTTCACCAGAATTCGATACGCTACCTCCTATAATAAAACCCAAAAAACTATCATATGTACCATTACTGTTTTTACGTATTTTGGATAATTCTTGCCAATTTAAATTTCTATCAGATGCGGTTTTTGCTAAATTTTGTAATTCAACAGGTGTTAATTGTGTATATGAATCCGGAACATTCCATCCCCATTCGATATATAATGAATATCCAGGTTGCATTAAAAATTCATGCAACGCTTCCATTTGTTCTAAACTATATGCAGTTACTTGTAAAGTAGCCTCTCTTGATATTTGGTCTTTACCTTCTTTCACACCAAAAGATGTTACTATTGGTGAAGGACGTAGGAATCTAGTATCAGTTGTTTGTACATTTTTACCTTCCCAATCTCTACCCAATATACCTGAACTTTGTGAATTTCCATAGATAGAATCAGCCTGTCCCATTGCTGATAACAATTTGTTATTGATATTTGATTGTAATATTAATCCTTTATATGGTTCATATTCGGCACCAGAAATAACTCGTATCCAAGTATTTAAATTGGATGCGTTAACATTATTAGAATATTCATCAATTTTAGTCTTAATATTAGATTCAATATTAGTAAGTTTTGGCCACATAAAAAATTATATATTATTTTGAGTTTTTGATAAAATTTCTAAATAATTCTGAGGAATTCTTAATACAGTACCATCCTCTAAACCAAATACAGCATCATGTATATTATTAGCAGATGCAATTATCCACCATAAGGTAGAATCACCATAGAAAGTATTTGCTAACGTATCCAGTCTATCCCCAGTTTCAGTAGCTACATAAATATCATCATTCCTAAAAGGTATGTTTGGATATATTTTTGGTCTAAATACTGTTCTACCATCAAATATTTTTTTTGTAGGTGCGTTTTGATATCTACTTGCCATATGTTATTTGTTATTTAATCTACTAAATATAGAATTTCCTCCTAATTTATTTGTTATTGATGATTTACTTATAAAATCACTAAAATTAGTTTTAAATAAATTATTATTGAATGTACCAAACTCAGTTACAGCTTTTTGTATATTATTAGTAGATTGATTTAATTGATTATTAATGGTAGGATTATTAATAGATGCTTTTGGTGGTAAAACTCTACCATCAGGTTGAATACCTCTATCTTTCTCATTATCTCCATAATAATATAATTTTTTACCAGCTATTTGAGATGCAGTTTCTATAAATTTAATTCCAATTTGTACATCAATTATAGTTGGTAATTTATAATTTTTTAAATTAGTGCTTTTTGACAAAGAAGTAACTGCCAAATTTCCTTGCCTACCACTCAAAACTTCAATAGGAGTTAATCCGATTTCCCAAGGAGTATTATCATCTACAGAAAATGATAATGAATCAATTATAGCTACTTTGTTCTTATACATATTACCTAATGTAAATTTTATAATAGGTGGTGTTGTGTAAATATTATCCACAGAAGTATTTTGAGGATATGTCAATCCAGCTAAGAAGTTAAGTCTTTGCCATGCTGATATATGTTCATCACCACTCAAAGAAAACACTTTAAAATTAAACGAAACACTACGTTCCACTCCACCATATGTATAAAAATTATATGGATTTCCAACAAATTTAGCAGAATCCCATTGTGGTGAAACTGTCTCACTCAATCCACTTATCGTTGCTTTAAATGATACACCTGTTTTTTTAGAAACTGAATAAAATCTCAATGGTATAAAATCATAATCATCGTGAATAGTTTTATCTTCAAATGCCGATGGTTCTCCCGTTTCACTGTAATAGTGTTTGAAATTATTTACATCATCTTTAATACTATTAAATTTACTAACTCCATTTTTATCTATTTTATAATTTCTTACTATATCCGATTTTGAATATCTTCCTTTTGTATTTCTTCCAGGTATATTTTGAGTTAACATTTCTAAACTGAATGTTGGAAGTGGTGCTATTGTATCATCGGAGTTATATCGAGTTTTAGGATCGGCAAAATTTAATATATCATATGAGTTATTTCTATAATTTATAAATTCATTTTCTTTTTTATTTTGAATATCATACAAAAGTCTCGCTAAATCTGTAGATTCGGATATATCGATAGCATTTCTATATTTTTTTAATTGATATGTGTATTTTTTATATTTTCCGTTTTCATCCCCACTACCATATTCAACTATATCATTTCTTAAATAAATTGTTTCGTTTGCTTTATTTTGTAATTTATATAATTCAGATCTACCTAATGAAGAATTTCCCAATAGTGCAGCAGATTGTCCGAACAATTTATTTCGTATTTTATCTTTAACACCTCTCTGAATACCACCAATTAACTGTCTACCAATTTGTTTTGGAGTTCCTTTTGCGTTTTGTTGTATAAATTTACCTAATATAGAACCTTCACCTTTTATTTTTGATAAAGTTATCATCGTATCAGGTTCATTTCCTTTAGCTCCCATACCCAATAAAGTGTATTCATTAGCAACTCTTGATGGAATTAAATCAGTGGGAAATGTTACACCTACTTTATTTAATATAGGTGTTACTTTTTCTTTTACTTTATTTATCAAATTACCAATTATACCATTATCATCTATAGTACCCGAAAACTTAGCATATTGCTTCATTGCAACAGTTTGTTCACTTTTCTGAGTTTCAAATTTGATTATACTACTACCATATGTTACAGGAGCCGCAAGTTTTGAAATTGGTCTAATTCCAACACTTTCTTCTTCTATTAAAGTTTCTCTCAATCTGTTGGTGAGTACCTTAGAACTTCTTAAAGTTTTTTGGACAATAGGAAATACCGTTCCATTTAATATACCATTTGATGTTGTAATTGGTATACTTTTACTATTTCTGATTTCGTACTCCTCTTTAGCAGTTTTACCACTATCTTTTAATTTCTGAGTACTGAATAAATCGTATAAACTTGGCATGATAAATTATATTAAGTTGTACCTAATGTGAAATTATTTCTAGTACCCTGATCGACTTTCCTAGAAATAGTTGATGTAACTTTAGAAGTATCCATATATACTGCAACTTTTCCACTATTCAAATCGGCTCTCAATCCTTTTATTTCAGTTAAAAGTGCATTTAATGGTGCAGATAGTATTCCCAAATTTCCTACAGAAGTTCCACCACCACCCATTTTAGATGCAATACCAGGAGCGGCAACCAAATCATCATTTGGAGATAATTCAAACAATCCACCTTCCTTAGTAGATACTACAGTTTTACCAGATGCAGGTGAGTACATATCACCTGCTTTTGATAAATAATTATATGCCAATCCACCAACAACAGCAGCCGCAGCTATACCTGCTAATGCAGCAATAGGATTTGCTAAAGCCCATAAAGCCGCCTGTGATACTAATTGTAATAATTTTACCTTTCCCAATGCAATACCTCTCATATCAAACATCAATTGCGCTCTTTTTGTAATTGCAATTGTATTTTCCAATGCAGCCATACCGGCAATTCTCATAGCGTTCAATTTAGTATATGCAGATATACCTGCCCACAATAGTGCGATACTTCCTAATATCCCCTGCCAAACTGTTAATTTTTCAGCACCACCATCAAATAAATTAATTATATTACTTATTCCAGATAACATAGTTGCTACTATTTCCAATACAGGAACTAAAGCAGAACCAATAGTAGATGCAATACCCATAAATTGATTTGAAATTTGCTCTAAAGTAGCCTGTTGTTCCTGTTGAAGTGAATATGCTTGTACTTGATTAGCCAAATCTTCTTTATTTATATTAGAAATATCCAATCCTTTCTTTATCGCATCTTCTGCCAATTTCTTCTCCTCTACTGATAAATAATTTAGTTTTTCTTGAGCATTTAATTGTTTATTTATTTCTTCCACACTCATACCAGCAGCTTTTGCCAATTGTTGTTGTGTGAAATAATCTTTTTGTCTAAAATCTCCAGTTCTTTGAACTTGAGCCAATACTTCTTTCTGAGCTTCAACAATTTTACCTTCAAATGCCAATGCTCTAGCTCTATTCAAATTAAATTGCCCACCTACAAAAGTTGCAGCTACTAATTCATCACCAATACCACTCTCAAAATCTAAAAGTTTTTCTGCAGTAGATGCTACCGATTGTAAGTTTGTACCCAATCTTCTAGCTTCTATTGCATTTTTTGCCAATGCAACCGTATCTCCTCTGAATAATGTGGAAGCTATTTCTGCACTTTGTGCAATATCTTCCATTATTTTAGCAGGTGCCACCCCAGCCAAATTAGCCATTTGAGTAACCTGCAATCCTAAACTAGTAGCAGTTTCGGATGATAATCCACCAACTTGTTCAAATATACCTTGAACCTTAGCTGCACTTTCAGCTGAAACACCAAAGTTTTTAGTCATTACAGTTAATCCAGCAACAACTTCATCACTAAATTGAGCTACATCACTAAATTCTGCTTTTAATCCAGCAATCGTATTAAATACATCCTTTGCCTCTACACCTAAGTTAGCAAAAGTTCCAGTAATTTCATTTGCCTGAGAACGAATGCCTTCCATTTGAGAATTTGTAAGACCTGTTGTTTCTCTAAATTCTTTAGCAGCTTCATCCAATTTTGTAAATGATGATAATGCGGCCAGTGCTACGGATGCCAATAAAACCATAGGAAGTGCTCCGGAAGTTAATGCACCTCCTAATTTTTTTGCGAATCCAACTGATTCTTTAATAGATTCTGGAAGAGCATCAAATAATCCTTTCTGTTCTTCCAATATAGTATTAATTCGTTCTTGTTTTAACCTAGATGCCTCGGTTGCTTTAATCCCTTCTATTAATTCTTGTTTTTGTTGCTGAGTTAATCCATTATTGCTTCTTAGGATTTCGTTTATTCTTTGCTGTACTTCAGCTACTCCCCTTAAATCATCTTCCGCTTTTTGAGTTGCTTTAGCTTGAGCCGCCTGCTCCATTGCCACTTCAGTAAATAAACTTTCTCTCTGTTGTGCAGCTATAAGTGCTTCCTTTTCTGCCTCCGTTTCCGCATTTGCTAATTCAACTTGAATTTTTTTAGCATCAGCTATATTTTTTCCTAAATTTAGATAAACACTCGCAGTACTATTTGTTCCTTTTAGTTGATTCTGTACATCAGTAGACATTGACCTAAACTTTTTACCAAAAGATTCAAATTCTTTAGTGTATGTTTTTAAACCATCAAGTCTATCCTTCTCTCTTTGAACTAATTTTTTATTTTCCTTTTCTTGTTGTTTGATATTTTCTAACTGAGCTTGCTGAGCAGCATCAAGTTGATCAGCAGCTTCTAAGAGTTCTCTTTGCTGCTTAAGTCTCCTTTGTTCTATTTCTAATAAACGTAATTGTTCTTGAATTTGTTCTGAGCTCATTCCGATTATTTTACTTCAATACCTAATTTTTTTAGAATTTTCATAGCCTCTACATCTGTTTTCAATCTTTCTGAGGCTTTTTGGTTCAAATCACCAATTTCCTTATCTAATCTCTGTAGTACAGAATCGTTTTTTATAATATTATCTATATCCTTTGGTCTATTTGGTTTTCCAAATAACCCAAAAAACTCTTTTAGATATTTTTTTGATATTTTATACTTAGGCATAGTATTTTATGTTATTGATTATCTATAAATATAATTTAAAAAAAAAGTTAGGATTATCTCTTAATCCTAACTTTATTTGATTTTGTAGATTCTTTAACAGCTTCAGATTCAGCTTTTTTAGCATCAACCAATTTTCTGTAATAAAAGTTTCTTAATTTGGTTGGCATTTTATATAAATCCATCATTGTAAATCCATTTCCGTAATTACACATCTCAAATATTTGAGTATGTAATAATACACTATGATTATTCGGAAGGCCAAAAAAAGCCAACACCTAAAGTTATAGGTAGAGCCTCCACCTCTCCATTAATATGAGTATATTCAAATGTCATATCCATATCAGGAGATATACTTCTAACATATTCTCTAAAAGATTTACTATCTCTTGCTAACATACCATTTATGTATTTAGTAATAGCTGAAATATCTCTATTACCATCCACCGATGTTATCATATATCTCAACCTAGTGGTAATTTCAAATGAACCTTCTTTATTCATTTTTTGCAATGCTTCAATATCTTTTTCAATATTCAATTCATCACCATGAGTTAATAATTTGAAAGTTAATTTATTTTTTCCAATTGGAGTTATAAATTCAAATTCATTTTTGTTATTAAAAATTGAAAAATCCACTTCTTTTGTATTAACTTTTGTTAAATCTATAGTAGTTTCCAAAGTATTACCAACTACAGATGAATAAAATTTAATATCATATCTAGGACCATATCCCAAAACTCTAGTTGCTAATATAATTGCGTTTTTATCTCCAATTATAATATCTTTTGGATCAACTTTATCAATTATAATAGATTCAAATAATTTATCCAAAACAATACCCTTTCTAATTAAATTTTGATTGGATAGAATATCTTCTTCCTTTGCAGTCATATATTTTATTGTAATTTGACCTGATGAAAGTGGATGGTCTTTTGGATACACTAATCCCTTTGATGGTAAGTCTAAAACTTCCGTTGGAAAATCATATTGATGTTCTGCCATAACTTTGTTTATTATTTTTATGTTTTATATAAATATATATTTCTTAAAAAGTTATAAAATAAAAAAACCTCATAGAGTGTATGAGGTTTTAATATAGTAGTATAAAATAATTAGTATTCCAAAATTGCGTAATCGTAAGAAAGTGTAAGTTCAATAGAAGCAGGTTCAGTTGAATCAAATGCCACATCACCAAAATTAGCAGAGTTAATAAATGCTCCTTTTAAAGTCCATTGTTCAACTTTATCACCAACAGGTCCTAACATATAAAAAGTAATATCTTTTTTGTAGAAAGATGCATATCCTTTTCTACCAGTAATAGATTCATGTCCCAAACGAACCCACTCCATTACAGATTGTGCTCCTGAAGGAACGATTGGATCATAAAGTGTTACGGTTATATCCTGCCACTCACCAGTACCCTGTAGTTTTCTTTTTATATTTATGTGATTAAGTGTGACTGTTTCGAATGTGATAGAAGGTCTTGCGGCTGCCTTAACCATATATGATGGGATACCGTCAATCTCCATCACATATCTATTTTTCATTTTTGGTTCAAAGTCCGTAAAGAACATTTGATCAAAAGGTAAAATCTCTGCCATATTAGTTAATCTTAGTTTAGTTATTAATAAATATTATATAATATTTTTTTTAAAAGTTCTATTATACACTAATAAATATATAACTTATTTAATTTCCATAAAATATGAAACAAAAAAAGGGAACTAAGTTCCCTTTTTTATTTATAAGATTTAAAATTATGCTGAGAATGAAGCTCCCGTAGGAAGTATGTTAAAGTCAATAACAATAAATTCAGCAGTTTTAGTTGGTTGTAGATAAATCTGTCCAGCCAAAATGTTTCTATCAATCACATCAGGAGTGTTATTTGTTTCATCCATTACCACATTAAATGCGTACAATCCTTGTCTTTGTTGAATTGATTCGAAGTACGGATTAACTGTATTCAAGAATCTAGTTCTTGTAGTAGCCGTATTTTGTTCGAATAGTAAGAATCTTGATGTAGATGCTACAAACTTCTTAACAGTAATTAACAATCTTCTCACATTGATTCTATCCAACGCAGATGCTCTATCTTGTAAAGTTTTCTGTCCGTATGCCACAATTCCTTGTCCAGGGAATGCCGCAATTGGGTTAACTTTTCCTTCATATAGGGTATCTCTCTCAGAATGAGTTAGTCTATTCAATACCGAAACTGCTCCGATGATTCCACCTCTGTTCAATCCAGCAGGTGCAAACCATTCAGCTGCCAATCTATCGTTTGATGCGAACACAGCCGGCATCAATGTTGATGGTGGTACGGTAGTAAGTTTGTTAGTATTAGCATCTATAGTTTTTACCCAAGGATAGTAAGTTCCAACATAGTTAGAATCCACTGCTTGAGCTTGAGATGTTACATCTGATATAGTATCATCAGCTGCACTAAAATCTGCAATGTAGAAACAATCTTGTCTACTTTCAACCATATCAATTACAGCAGTAGTAGTTGAACTATGCAATCTTCTTATTACACCAGGAGTTACAACCAAATTAATATCAAATTCATCTGCGTTCGAAATTGCAGCAATTGCTTTAGCATATGCCACTGAACCACTAGAAGCTGCGTTAGTTAAATTAAATCCTTGCGAATTACCTGCTGTAATAGCAGTTCCTAACTTCTTAGATACGGCTGGAGATTGTCCATCAAATCCACCTTGAAATGCAAGAGTGAATTGTCTTTTCGCCATATCAGTTGAATTAGAACCCGTCATAGCATATGATAATTGAGAATCAAATCCAAAATCTACGTTAGCACCTACAGTTGCACTATCAGGTATTGGATTTAAATAGTTTAAGTTATCCAATTTAACACCACTACTTTCAAAATCAAATCCAGAATAATATATAGTTGAACCAGCAGTATTAATGGATGAACTTACATTGTAAACTACCGCAGGTATTAATGATTCATTAGAACCAACATATATTGGATTAGTGTATGCTCCATGTCCAAATGGTGCAGATACCACAGGATATGTTCCTTCAGCTGCAACTTCCACTCTTATGTATTTGGAATTATTTGTCCAATCACCATATTCAGTAATTTTACCATCTGAACCCACAGTCAAAAATCTATCACCAATTACTCTAGCTATGTAATTAACTGAAGCAGGGTCTAAGTTTACATTATTAAATGTTTCCAATACTGATTTTCTCTTGTCAGTATCAGAGAAAGCTCTTACAGTTACAGTAAATGTAGAATAATCTGTTGAATTATCTTCTCCAGCTGCTTTTACATTTGATATTGAAACTTTAATTCTTCTGTTTTCATTATTACCATATCCTAAAGTGTGGAAACGGAATAAGTTATATCTCTCACCGGAGATAAGTTGTGATTTTACATATGGAGTGTGTGCTGGAGATGCACCTGTTGTACTTACTGTTTCACTCAGTTCTCCACCACTGAACACTTGGTCTGCTAATGCTACAGATTCAACACCAGCAGTACCAGAATAAGTAAATCCATCTGCTAAGTTTTGGAAATATGAATATACATATCCATGTTTGTTACCAAATGGAGATGTTCCAAACACATCAGATACATCATTTGTTGCGGATGGTTTCAACGAAGATGAAACTTCGCCAATACCCGAACCACTTACCACAAATGAACCAGATATTGTTGTGGATGGTGTTACTGTAAATGTTCCAAATCCAATATCCTCATTACCAACTTCAGTTGAATGTATAGTTGATATTAATTTTTTACCATTTGAACCAGATGCAACCAATCCAATAGGATCTACTTGTGTATATCCTCCTACGTTCATTACACGTACAATAGTTGCAGTACCCGCTTCTCTCAAATAGTTTTGCACCGCATATTCTGTGTAGTATGTTCCATCAGGAACACCAAAAATTTGCTCAAATTCGGATTGGGTTCTTACGATAGTTGGAACGAATGCAGGTCCTTGTTTAAAAGGTCCGATAAATGCAGCTCCGATTTCCCCAACTCCTTGTGCTAAGAATGAAAGGTCATTTTCTCTCGTAAAAACGCCAGGTGATACAATTCTTTCTGCCATTTTATATAATGTTTAATTAAGTTTCTTTGTAAATTATACTAATAAATATAATAAAAATCTACAAACATCAATTTTATTTAAAGATACTCAAATGTTTGTACGGTATAGTAAGATATTTTATTATAAAATATTAAATAATAATATAATTTACAAATATACGAATTTTTATTT